GGGCCTATTCGGCATGGCTTGGGATTACGAGGGGTTCGACAGACAGGTCAAGACTCTAGAACTGGTGAGCATTTACAAAAGGATAGTCGAAGCCGCTACAGCAAACGTTCCGCATGTACCAGCAGTGAGGCAGAGATGGGACAGACTGGTCGCCCGAGTCGACGAGAGTTTCAATCACAGCAAGATCATAAGTATAGATGGTGTGGACTACGACGTTGAAGGTGGCTTGCCTAGTGGGCTCTACCTCACATCGATCTGCGGTGACGGTTTCAACAAAACATTCTGCGAGTATGTGCGCTGGGCCTTAACCGCGTTGGGCGTCGATGAGATACCGGATGAAAACCTTGATGTACAAGGCGATGACACAAATGTGATGCACAAGATGGTCAGCGTATTACAGATGTTCGATTGGCTGCTGCAACGTAGCGGAGTGAAGGGAGGCACTGGCAAGTTTGGAATCACACATAAGAGTACCGAATTTTTGAGAGTGTCTTTTGATGCCAGTGGTGCGCACGGCTATCCAGCTCGTGCCATCGCAGGTATCGTCCAACGGAAGCCATGGAGTGACACGCCAGCAAAGGAAACTGATGTCATAGAAGCGATCATCGACGCGACGAGAACATGTCAACGAAGAGGTCTGGACTTGGGCGACTGTGAAGATAAACTGTTGCGGATCTGGGCACGCAAGAACAAAATTTCGTACGTAGTGTGCAGACACCGGTGAAAGCTGGTGGTTTGGGTCTGAGCAAGCCAATACTTAATGTGAGAGTCAAAGGATTACCAAAGCAAGGCGAGATTGAGGGAGTGAAAGTCAACAGGGTGAGCGATTGGCGTGAGAACGAGTGGCAAACGAAAGCGAACAATGTAGCCGTATTTTTACCTGCTGCTGTTGCGAGCGAGCTGGCGGATAAAGACAGTGCAGCGATAGTTGTGGGGGATGAGATTCGTGGTGTCACAGCAATGGTGAGGAGGCAGTGGAAGCAGGCACTGGAGGAAAGTCATGTAGTGGTCAAAAAACTGGAGGTTTTGTCGGTAAAGGTCGATGCTGACAAACTTGCACAGGATATTTTGGCCATAGCGAGAGGTGAGGGATACCACCGCGAAGCGGGGTTCGGCAGTTGGCAAGTTCTGGCAAACAAGTTAACTGACGTGCGCGTGTTTGAAAGGTATGATCTAGTCAGAGTACACGACTGGGTGAAGACCAACGAGAGAGCATTTTACGATGAGTGGTCACGATTGGCAAGCAGGATAGGCTGGAATGACGCCGAATCCTGGCTACTCGGTGATTTACCCGTGAATATAAGCTACTACAATGCAATTGTGACGGAGCAGGTCAAACAGGCAATTGCGAATAATGTGGCTATTTCTCGTGTTCCAAGAGGCAGATTGCTCGATATTTGGAACATGGTCAATTTCTATGTCCTGGAAAAGATGAGATTCAACAACGATATTCAAGAATTGTACAGATGGTAAACACGCAAGAAACGCAAGGTGATCTATGATCAGGAAGGTGCCAACTTCCCGTCCCCAGGCAAGGTGTATCACTACCGACTGTGAGAGTCCAGGTGACTAGGAACTGCTAGAAACGTACTAGAATCCGAGTCATCTGCGTGGAGCGAACCCAACAGCTCCCTTTTTGCAAACCTAAGAGCCCCTCGAAGGGCATCTATA